AAATTCGCAACTTGTTGTGAAGCTCTCTTTGCTTCTTTAGAAACTCCTTGAACATTTTTATTTACTTTTAATAAACCACCACTCATTTTATCTTGCAAGGAAAGGACAACACCTATAGTCTTGGAAGCCATATATATCCTCCTCCCTTTAAAGATTAAAAGGGAAGGCTATTTTTTACCTTCCCCAAATATAGATTTTAATTTCATTTCATCATATTTAACCCTAAGTTCACGATTAAATATCATGCTATCTATATAAAATTGTTTTTCTAGTGCATTTAAATTGAGGTAATAACTCAAAGGTAGGTCGCCTTTATCTATGTAATAACTAACCCAATAAAGCTCTCCGCCCTCGTCATTATTACCTCTTATGAGTTTTTTATTACTGTCTCTACATTACTATCCTCAAAGGCTTCATTTATTTTTTGTGCTAGTTGTATAGTTCCATCTATACCAAATACCTTAATAGGAATGTCAAAAGGTTCTCCGCACTCCAAATCTTGCATAAGTTCGTTACTATGTAAAAACTCACAACTATTGTATATAAGTTCTTTAGATGCATTTAACATTTGTCCATAGTCTAATTTATCAATGCTTTCATCTTTAGACATTTTTATACTATTAGCTAATGTATTTTTAAACTCTAATAAATCAGCGTCAGAAGGTCTTTTAAATGTCAATAATCCGAAATTCTCTACCTCTATATCTACAACTTTTTTTCTATTATTATATTTATCTGTAGCTTTTTTTATAAAATCCTCTAATGTTATTTTTTTAGCTTTACTCATACCTTTATTTCCCCCTTAAATTAACTCTAAATATTCAAATTGAGAAGCTGTAAATGGCAGTTCTTCTTCAACTAATGCACCAGCCTCTAATTTAGCAAGTTGAAGTTCTGTAAATGTAATATCTTCTAACTTTAATCGTTCTACAGCGCTACCATTCATTTTTCCTGTTGCAATTACTATGTTTATGTCTGGCATGTTTAGTGTTCTAAATCCTTCCGCTAAGAGTTTTTGCGCTCTTGAATCTGTTTTCTTAATTGTTATAGTACCCTCTATATTATTTCCGGTTATTTTTACATACTTGTTTGGATCCCCGACAAAACGTATATCCTCTGTTTCCAAAGAACATTTAGCTTCTATACTTGTTAGATTAGCCCATAATTCTGTATTAACCCAAACACGTCCTTTATCACCTGTTATCACTTCATTACCCTTATTCAAATATAATACCCCCTATTCTAATGTTATTGGGAAATCTACATCTGTCATAGATGTAAGTATTCTTATATTTCCAGCCAAAAATAGCTTTCTTTTAAATGCATTTCTTTTCACTGTCGCCTCATCCCATTCTTTCGCTTCTGCTTTGCCAGAATTGATCCATGCTTGTCTTTGCGCTTCTATGTTTATATAACTTGTATTTTCAAACTCACTATCTAACACATCTCTACCTGCCAAACCTGTAAAATAAGTATTTACAGCTCCTATAAATAACATTTGATTATCTAATTTGTTTTTGTATTTACCTAGGTAACTGTTTTTAAATATGCTTCTTATATCATCCGTAATAAGATCTTTAGCCTCTATAACTTCAATCAAAGAAAAATCTTCCTTCTTATCCGTAGTAAATGTAGTTAAGCTATTAACTCCTAGCCCTATTTTCACTACATTCTCATCATTTATTAACACTAATTTGCCTAACTGTATTTCTGCATTGATATTGTCTGGCTCTAAAACTGATTTTAAGTTTTCCATAACCATATAAGTTGTTCCAATATCTGTTCCCGCGGATGCTATGTATCCTAATAGAGTGGGTAGAAATTCATACCCTGCTTTTTCTCCTCTAGTGTTGTCCTTAAAAATTACTTTTTCATTTCCTAGTACTACAACTCCCTCGTAATCTGGTGGTGTTGTAGGATTAAAAACTATGGCTTTAAAAGTCTTTTTATCTGTATCCCTTCTAGTCTTTATCCAAGAAACTAAAGTGTCATGATCTGCTTTTGTTTCGGACACTAAAGTTATCCAGCCACTTGTATATAAGCTTTTAACTATATTCAAAGCGTCTGTAACTTCTTTTTCTGCATCTACCCTTACAACTACAATTTTATTCGGATTCCCTAGTAGAGCATCTTTTATATACTGTAAGTTAGTTGGTGTATACTTAGCTTCGTCTAGTTCCAAATCTGTTAGTGTTTTGTACTCTGCTGTATTAAAATTTTTATCTGTATCGTCCTTTAAAAGCAGGATAGCAACTCCTCCCCTTTGGGTAAAAGTTGCTGCTCTTTGTTTAAATAGAATATTTATATTTGGCAATGTATTAGCCATATTTACCACCCTTCCATTTCTAATTCTTCTAAAGGTTCTCCGGTCTGTTCCATTTCACTTAGACTATATAAGTTACTTAATGTTGTTATTAACAAACCTTCTTCTCCTCTAGAATCGAATTCACACTCATTTACAGCTATGTAATAGTCGTCATAAACTTTAATTCCATTTTGGAATATAAAACTTAACAAATCTTGCATTTCTAGTAATTCAATCTTATTGCCTTCTCGATTTTGAGCAAAATAAAAAAGCCTAACATCAAATTCTCTTTGACTGGCTTCCCCATTTAGTAAACTTGTTTTATTTTCTTGAAAATCTACATAAAAAGAAGGTCTTGTAATCTTTTCTCTTATATCTGTAGATGAAAATTGTGTATCTTTATAACTTGTATCTTTTAAACCTTCTTTTACTTGTTGTACTATAGCTTTATTTATTTCTTTTAATGTTACAATCTATAATCCCTCCAAATAAAAAAAGAACATGCTATACATGTTCTTAATCTCTATATTTTATTACTTCTTTCCTTAGGGTTTTAACAAAGCCTTGAGCCATTGTTAGCCCTAAGCCTTTAGCACTATCTATTTCCATTACAAAGTCGTTTTTAAATCCTTCTTCCTCTGTAGATATTATAATAAAATATCTTTCTTGGGTTCTTTTTTTCTTTAATCCTAAGGCAAATATCCCAAAAACCGCAAGCCTTGTTAATGTTACATCTTTGCTTATTTCTTCTTCTGTCTTTAATTGAACATCCGTTATGTTTTTTAAATCTAATTTGTGATATGTTTTCCATAGTTGCTTAAATATTAATTTATCTTTATCTATTTTCAACTTTAAAGTACCGCTACAGGTGACATTGGGATAATCTCCTTTGTAGCTACCTGTTATTTGCATTATATCTTTTCTTACTTCAAACATTTGCATAAAAACACCCCCTAAAATAGAATAACATATTTTATAATTTTAAGGAATATTTTCTTTATTAATCAAATAATTCATCAAGGAAATTATCTATATCTTTGTAATATTGAGTTTCAAATTCTCCTTGTGATTTCTCTACATAATGAAACCCTTCTATCCATGTTTCTTTGCCTGTTTTATCTCGTCCGCCTTTATGTGTATATCCATTATTTAATAAATTGTGCAAACCTCCACCATAAGAACGTATATTAAAGGATTTATCACGTTTATATAACTTTCCTGTCTTTATTTTTTTTATACTCTTTTTACTTTTAATAGCCCCTGTAGATTGATAATTATTTTTTATTATTTTGGTAAGTTTTCTTCCTTCTCCTCTTAAAAAAGCTTTGGTTTTCTTAGGGTACTCGTTTTTAGCTGTATTTAATAACCCTTTGCTAAACTTGTCTAATTGTTTAGCATCAAATCCATTCATTTATTACACCACTGGATAATTGTATTTTTCTAAGAGTACCTTTCTTATACCTTGCATTTTTTCAAAACATTCAGCTTTTATTTTATGAAGTCGGTCTATCAATACCCCCGCTTCATCTAGTTGCCTTTTTATACCCTCATGTTCTTCTTTTAACTCATTATATTTTTGCACTAATTGTTCTTTCTCCCATTCTCTTAATTCAAATTCACCCATTTAACACCTCTCTATTCAAGTTTTAATTCACAAAATATATATAAAAACTCGTTATTTTTATAATCTGGTTCCCAATATTTAAAGGAAAATTTTTGCTCTTTAAATATAAAAAACATATCTAATTTTGGATTTTCTATACTCTTTAATCTTACTTTAAACCTA